GGTCAAATCGCAGGAGGATCCCGTCATCGACATGGTGAAGTGGCAGTCATCGGGCGGTGAAGTAGACCTGCGGACGTGGCCAACCTATGATGTGGACCTACTCATAAGCAAGTGGGGCCTGGTTGATCAGCCGTGCTGGGTGGGCGTCGACGCGTCGTGGAACACCGATTTCACCTGCGTCTGCTGCATCTTCCCGCCATTCCTGCAGGACAGCCAGGAGTGGACCGTGATGCCGTTTTTCTGGATCCCGCAGGAACGGGTCCACGAGCTGCAGCGCATCTGCCGGGTGCCGTTGAGTGCATGGGTTGAGCAGGGTTTCATCGAAACCTGCCCGGGTGAAGGCATCGACTATCGTGCGGTGACGCGCCGGATCCAGTGGGCCCGCGAAATGTTCGAGCTCCGCGAGGTCCCGTTTGACCGGATGGCCTTCCGCAAAGAAGCCGGCGACCTGCTCGACGATGGCATCAAGACCGTGGAAGTGCAGCAGAGCTTCATGCAGCTCAGCCACGCCACCAAATTTCTGTTGAGCTCCTACGTGGAACAGAAGCTGCGCCACGGCAACAATCCGGTGTTGAACTGGATGGCCGGCTGTCTGCAGCTTCAATACGATCACAAGGACAATTGCCAGCCATCGAAACCCGAGCGCCTGAAATCCACCAAACGCATCGATGGCATGGCCGCCATCGTAACCGGACTCAGCCAGGCGTTGCTGGCGCGGAACAAGAAAAGCATCTACTCAACCCGCGGGCTGCGCACGCTATGAAATGCCCAGCGTCCCTCCACGTTCGTGCCTTTATCCCGGTTGTGGTGAATACGCCACAAGCCGGGGCCGGTGCGCCGAACACGCCGGCGACGCAACCGTTGACCGCGGCACGACGAAGGAGCGCGGCTACGACGGCGTCTGGGAAATATTCCGCGCCTGGTTCCTGCGCCGGCATCCCGTCTGCAACGACTGCGGGCATGCCGCCAACGAAGTTCACCACAAGATAAAGATCCGCAACAATCCCGCTCTACGACTTACTGAATCGAATTGCATGCCTCTTTGTAAGACCTGTCACGCTGTCCGAACGCGCCGTGGCGAGTAACACCGAACGTTCGGAACACACCAAAGGAGAACAAAAGAAATGTCTAACGTACCGAATTCAGCAGCCATTGTGCTTTCTACGATCGGCGCCGTTGCGCTGGCTCCGACTGCCTCGACTCGCTATGCGCTTACTGCAGGCGGAATTGTCGCGATGACGCTCGCCGCACCGATCGCGGACGCCATCGAAGTCGATTTTGTTGACGAAGTCGGCTTTGCCCACCAAGTCGTGTGCACGGGATCCGGATCGCCGGCGACCGCTGGCCTCAATGGCGGCACGGCCAATAACAAACTGATTTTCGGCGGAGCCAGAGGCACCAGGGTGCGACTCGTCAGCCGTAACGGTTTCTGGTGGTCAAGCCCGCTTAGCGGAGTAACCATCTCGTAAGGGTGAGCCATGTGGCGCCTTAGACTTAGGCGCCCGGCGAATGCTCGACCCTCTCCTTTGGATCTGCAGGACTGGTTGCTGATGGCAGGCGTGGCCTTTTTTGAAGGGGCCGCGTTTGTCATCTGGCGGCCGGCTGTTCTCATCCTCGCCGGGCTGTTCTGCTTCCTGTTTGTCTTCCTGATCGAACGCAGCCGAAACGATAAGCATGGGACTTCTAAGCCGTAGACTCGGCATCCAGGCAATGACGTTAGAGGACCCGGCGCAACCTCTTCTGCCACCGTCGGCGCTGTTCGAATCACTCGGTCTCGGCCGTTCCGATGCCGGCGTGATGATCAATGAAAAGCAGGCCATGCGCATCACGACCGCGCAAGTCTGCATTCGCGTCATCAGCGAGGATCTGGCTTCAACCGGCCACGACATTATCCAGGTCCTACCCGATAAGACCTACACGCTGGCGCTGAACCACCGGCTCTGGAACATCATTCATGATCGACCGAACGACACGATGAGCGCCAAAGTGTTTTGGGGCGTGATGCTGGCCAATTCCCTCGCCTGGGGAAACGGCTATGCGCATATCGTGCGCGACAACTCAGCTCGCGTCATTCGTCTGGTCCCGCTCGCGGCCGATAGAACGGCTCCCGTAAAGGTCAACGGGAAGCTGATGTATGCCACTACCCAGACCAACACCGGCGACGCGGCGCATATTGATGCCGAAAACATCCTGCATTTCATGGGGTTGAGTTTCGACGGCCTAAGCGGCATCAGCCCGATCCAAAGTTGTAAAAACGCCTTTGGCCTGGCGTCGGCGGCGGAAAAGTTCGGCGCGCAGTTCTTCGGCAGCGGCGCGCGGGCAACCGGCGTGCTCTCTCATCCCAACACGCTCGAAACTGAAGCTTACGAGAATCTGAGGAAATCCGTCCGCGAGTGGGCGACCGGCGAAAATGCGCTGCGGCCGATCATTCTCGAAGAAGGCATGAAGTGGGAGCAGATCACCGTCAACCCCAACGATGCCCAGTTCCTGGCCACCCGCCAATTCCAGAAAGACGAGATAGCCGGTCTCTACCGCGTGCCGCTGCACATGGTGGGCAGCTTGCTGCGCGCGACGAATAACAACATCGAGCACCAATCGCTCGATTACATCCGGTATTGTCTGCGGCCGTGGGCGGTCGGCATCGAGCAGGAAGTCAATTACAAATTGCTGAAGCCGCCTTTCTTCATGGAGCACAACCTGAACGACATGCAGCGCGGCGACTTTGCCAGTCAAACCGCGGGCTATCAGGTGCTGCGCAATATCGGCGTTTATTCGGCGGACGACATTCTGCGTAAGATGCGCGAGAACCCAATCGGCACCGAAGCCGGCGGCGACATTCGCACCGTGCAAGGCGCCATGATCGCGCTCGAGTCGCTGCTGCCCGGTGCCAAAGACGAGAGCGCCGCGGCCGCCGACAGCAACACGCCGGACAGCACCCAGCCATTCGACCGCCTGGGCCCGGCATTTCGCAGCATCATGGCGGACGCTATCGGCAGAGTTTTGAACAGCAATCGGGACCCGGAGTTTATCCGTAAAACATTTCGCTCGGCGGTCATTGCCACTGCGCAGGCAGCGCTCGCCATGCGCTTCGGGAATCCGGACCTGACGGCGCGTGACCTCGAAGAAGTGAACACGATTCTCGACCGCATCGTCGACCTGTCGGCGGAGTGGAAAGTTCGATCGCCTGCGCTCGCTGACCGTCTGGCCAACATGGCCTTCAGCAAATTTGCCGGTTGAAAAAGGAGCACTATCCAATGTCTGCAAAATCCAAAGCCATAGCTGCGCTCGCACCGCCGCCCGCATTCAAGATTCACGCGCGCATGAAGCCATTCTTTGGCGCCTCGCTTCAGTCCGATGGGACGCTCGAGCTGCTGATCTACGAAGAGCTTGGCGAGAACTGGTGGACCGGCGGCGGCATCACGGCCAAAACCGTGAAAGATCAGATCGACCAGGCCGGCAACTATTCCAAGATCGTGATCCGCATCAACTCGCCTGGCGGTGATGCCTTTGAAGGGATTGCGATCTACAACGTGGTGCGCGCGCAAAAGAAGCCGGTCGAGGTCAGGGTGGACGGTATCGCCGCGTCCGCCGCATCCATCGTGGCCATGGCCGGCGACGAAATCGTTATGGGCCCGAACGCCATGATGATGATCCACAACGCCTGGGGCATGGCCGTGGGAAACGCTGCCGATATGCGGCAAATGGCCGGTGCGCTCGACAAGATTTCCGGCGCGATCGCCCAAACCTATGTGACGAAAACGCAGAAAACCATCGCCGATATTCAGTCGATGATGGACGCCGAGACCTGGCTGACGGCACAGGAATGCGTCCAAGACGGCTTCGCCACCCACATCGTGAGCGATAAACCTGGGGATGCCGCGGCGCTGGCCATGGCGCGCCGGTTCAAGAATCTGCGCGGGCTAAAGAATGTGCCGGACACATTGAAGGCCGCAGAGAATGCCGACGGCGAGTGCCAGTGTGAATGTCCGGAGTGCATGGACGGCGACTGTGGCAACTGTACGAACGCGGATTGTGTCGATGAGAATTGCCTGAATTGTCCGATGCAGCAGAACGCTGCGGCTCGCGTAGACGTATCGGCTCCGGCGGTCGCGGAATCAAATCTGAGTCTCTATGAGGCGCGCGCCAAGATGCTGCTGCGCCGCGTAGCTTAACAAACCAGTTTCAATCCGGATCCCAACCAGCCGGCGCAAGCCAAATGGGACCCGGCATCGCACGCAGCGGCGGCCAGGGTCGCCGTGGGCAGCGGACCCAGAAGTAACACCCAAAACAATTAGGAGACCGAATCATGTACGCAAAATCCTTGCGTGAAAAGCTGGGCCGCATCGGTGCGGATATCCAGAAGATTATTGACGTCGCAAAGGCCGAGAACAATCGTGGCCTGACGTCAGAAGAGCGTGAGAAGTTCCACGCGCTCGAAACCGATTACACCTCAACCGAAGGCGACATCAAGCTCGCCGAGCGCGGCGAACAGATCGGCAACGACCTGCGCAACGTTCCGCGCGACCAGATCATCAACGAATTCCCGCTGGACCCCGAGCAGCAAAAAGAACGGAACTCGACGATGCACGGTAAGGTCTTCTCGAAGTTCATCCGCGGCAGCGAACTCGACACAGAAGAGCGTCAGTTCCTGGCGACCATCCGCGATCAGCAAATCAGCAAGATCCACAACGTGATGAGCACCACCAGCAGCACGCAGGGCGGCGTATTGGTACCTCAAGGCTTTAGCAACCAGTTGGAGGAAGCCAAGAAGTGGTTTGGCGGCATTGACGGGGTCGTCGAGCGTTTCCGCACAGAGACCGGAAACCCGATGCCCTGGCCGACCATTAACGATACGACCAACCGCGGCCGCATCATCGGGCAAAACGTGCAGGTGACGCAGACCGATCCGGTGTTCAACTCGGTCACCTTTCAGGCGTACATAGGAAGTTCGGATCTTTGTTTAATTCCGCTGGCGCTGATGCAGGATTCCTATTTTGATATGGATGCTCTGCTGGCGCGGCTGTTGGGGACGCGTCTCGGCCGCCTTTTAAATTACGAGTGCACGGTTGGATCCGGCACAAATGAGCCCATGGGCATCGTCACGGCCGCCGTCGCCGCTGGCAGCACCAACGTGCTCGCGACCGGGTCGACCACGTCGATGGCATACAACGACCTGGTCAACACAGAGCACACCGTTGACGCCGCATACCGCTACAACGCCGGTACCCGCTGGATGTTCTCGGACGCCGTCCTCAAGGTATTGAAGAAGCTCGTCGACAGCGCTGCCCGTCCGTTGTGGCAGCCCGGCCTGACCGCCAGCTTCCGCGACGGCGCCGCAGTCGATCTGATCGCCGCCAAGCCGACCATCCTCGATCATCCCTATGTGATCAACCAGGACATGGCTGTGCCGGCTGCTAACGCCGCCTCGCTGCTGTTCGGCGATATGTCCTGCTTCAAAGTGCGCGAAGTCGCCGGTGGCATTACGCTGCTTCGGTTAGTGGAGAGATACGCCGATTATTTGCAGGTCGGGTTTATAGCTTTCGAGCGTTTCGATTCACAATTGGTCGATGCCGGCACGCATCCCATCGCCGTGCAGGTACAGTCCGCAACGTAAGAGCGTAACAAGGTGCGGCGCGGCCATGGTCAATTGATCATGGTCGCGCCCGTATTTACAAATACCCCACGTGCCCAAAGCTCTTGAGATTATTTCTGGACAACGATTTGGGA